CAAGGCAAACATAATAGAGTAATACTAATACTAAATCCTACAACTAAAGAACATTGGATATATAAAAGATTCTTTGAAGATAAAGGAGTTCAAGAAAGTGTGAACACAACAAAAGAAAATGTTACCTATATACATACAACCTATTTAGACAATCTTGAAAACCTTTCAGAAAGTTACATAAACCAAATAGACAACATAAAGAAACGTAGACCACAAAAGTATAAACATCAAATGCTTGGTGGCTGGTTAAATAAAGCAGAAGGCGTAATATTTACCAACTGGTCAATAGGAGAATTTAAAAAAGTAGGTATAAGCGTTTTTGGTCAAGACTTTGGAATGAATGACCCAAACACATTAATAGAAACTAATATAGATACTGCTAATAAGATTATTTATTTAAAAGAATGTTTTTACTTGCCTAAACTAACAACAAGCGAAATAGCACGTTTAAATATGAAACACGCAGTAGACAATCTAATAGTAGGCGATTCAGCAGAAAAAAGATTAATCTATGAATTAAAACAGAAATGTAATATAGTAGCTTCAATTAAAGGAGCTGGTTCTATTACTTATGGAATATCATTATTACAGGACTATGATTTAATAGTAGACGAACAAAGTATTAATTTAATAAAAGAACTTAACAACTATAGTTGGCTTGAGAAGAAATCTAAAACACCAATAGACAAATGGAATCATTGTTTAGATGCAATTAGATATGCAGTAAGTTACCAGCTACAGAATCCTAATAGGGGTAAATATTATATACAATGATATGGAATGTAAAAAATGTAAACAGACAATGACAATATATTCAGGTAAAGACAATAAGGACTACTACTACTGTAGAGAGTGTGATATTATAGAGTTTGAATAAATAAGTTATTAAATATTTTGTTAATTAAATAAATAGTTGTATATTGCAGTATAATTGCAATGAAGCAGTTATTTAAAAACAAAACAAAAAATGAATAGATTAGAAAAACATCAAGAATGGTTAGAAGAAACCGAAACATTTAGTAACACATTTTTAATTAGTGTTGCAGTTGATCACAAAAAAAGAGAATCAATAATTGTTGTATTAGAAAATATTTTTTCAGCAACAGACGCAAAAGAACATTTAAGAAAAATTGGAATAAATGTTACAAGCGTTCAAAGATTAGAAAAAATTGATGCTCAAGATCAATGGTTTAGTTAATAACAACAGGGAGTGTAAAAGCTCCCTTTTTAATACTTAACAAATGGCAGCAAACAAAATAAAATTAGAAGATAAATTTAAAATTATAGATGTAGAATCAACATTAAAAATGTTAGCTACTGCAGATAATTTAAGACCATATCAAAAAGAATGGGTTATAAAATCTTATAAAAACATTTTAGACTTTAAACATCAAAACGATATACTATGAAAAAAAGACAGTATAGATCAAATCAAGGGCGTAATCCTAAAAGGGAAGAAGCTATGTTTAACACAATCAAAGTAGCATTTGTATTATTAGTTATTGCTACTATTATAAATTTAATTTTATCATAATGAAATACTATTACGAAGATAACGGAAACAGAAGATATTACATTGCAAAGAAAATATCTAAAAAACAAAACAAAGAAACATTTTTAAAGATTGCAGGTTATGCAGCTATAGGCTGGGCAGTATTTTATATTGCATTGTTTTTTTTCTTACATTTGTTAGAAATGGCAATATGAGAAACAAAATACAGAACATACAAGATTTAGAATACAGTAACAATCAAATATTAATTGGAGAACTAATTAAAAAGTGGTTAAAGGCAAAACCTAAAAACAAAGAGGTTCTAAAATTAAGAGATGCGTTTATTGATAATTCAATTTACGTTGCAGGTTTACAGAATGATCTTACAGCTTCTAAAATGGCTAATAGTGAATATAGAGAAAGAATGAATGAAGCCTTGTATGATTTAGAATTAATAAAAGAAGAAAATAAATATTATAGTGAGTGACTATATAATTGAGTTGTTTTGTTTGGAAAAAGGGTGTTAGAAATAGCACCTTTTTTTTTATACTAAAATCCTACTTTAATTACGTTATATAAGTATGAAAGCTAATATAAACGTTCCTAACGAACTTAATGAGATTACACTAAAGCAATATCAAAGGTTCTTAAAAGCACAAGACAAAGCAAAGGATAATAACTTCATACAGACTAAAATGATAGAGATATTTTGTAGGGTAAAACCTCAAGATGCTCTTAACATAAGATTGTCAGATGCAGAACGTATTACAAGAATAATATCAGATATGTTTGAACAGAAGCCTGATTTAGTACAGTCCTTCTGGCTTAACAATGTAGAGTATGGTTTTGTTCCTGATCTTGATGAAATTACATTAGGAGAATATATTGACCTTGATACTTATATGGGAGACTGGGATAATATAGAAATAGCAATGAATGTACTATACCGACCTATCAAACAAAAACTGGGAAACAAGTATTTAATAGAGGACTATGACCCTGATAAAAAGGACAGAATTACTACAATGCCTATGGATGCTGTATTCGGTTCTATACTTTTTTTTTATCGTTTAGGGATAGAATTATCGAAAACTATGATGAATTATTTGGAGAACAAGGAGGAGAAACAACTTCTGGACGTGCTGGATTTGCAAAAAAGTGGGGATGGTATTCGAGCCTTTACGGACTCGCTGGAGGAGATATTACAAGATTTGAAGATATCACAAAATTAGAAATGCATAAATGTTTAATGATGTTAGCATTTATGAAAGACAAAAACGAATTAGAATCGAAACAAATAAAAAGTAAGTTTAAATGAGCCAACAAGGAATAAGGGGATTTTACCAATTAACTGAAACAATAAAAGACCAGCTTTTAGCTGACATAAATTGTAATACAGTAACTACAGGAGACCTATATGATGTTAACCTTAACAAGCAAGACATATTCCCTCTTGCTCACATTATAGTCAACAACGTAACACAAGAAGAACAAACACTTACGTTTAACATAAGCATTCTTGCAATGGATATTGTAGATCAATCTAAATTACCAACAGAAGATAGGTTTATAGGAAACAATAATGAACAAGATATACTTAACACACAATTAGCAGTATTAAATAAAGTAATACAAGTTTTAAGAATGGGTACTTTATACAAAGACCAGTATCAATTAGATAGTCCTGTAAATTGTGAACCATTTTATGATAGGTTTGAAAACCAATTAGCTGGATGGACTGCGACAATGGATATTATAATTTATAACGATATAAGAATCTGTTAATGAACTTTGAAAATATAAATAAGGCTCTTAATGATTTTGGAAGGTATGTTGTTCAACAAGCCAGAACAAGACTGACTAAAAACAAACAGGGTGGAGGAGCATTATATGAATCAATAAGATACACATTAGATGAAGAACAAAAAGGATTTATACTTGACTTCTATATGGAAGATTACGGTATATTTCAAGATCAAGGTGTAAAGGGTGCTAATCCTGCATTAATAAAAGGAGGCAGACAAAAAGCTCCTAACAGTAAGTTTAGTTATAAACAAAAGATGCCACCAATGCAACCTTTAAGAGACTGGGCGCAAAGAAAGAATATAAGATTTAGAGATAAAGAAGGTAAATTTAAAAAAGGAAGTTATAAGAGTATGGCATTTGTATTACAGAGAAGTATATATGCACAAGGTTTTAAACCTACATACTTTTTTACTAAACCATTTGAAGCAGCTTTTAAAAGACTGCCAGAAGAATTAGTAAACGACTTTATATTAGATATAGAAAAAGGAATAATATTAGGAACAAAAAAATAAACAATGGCAGCAATAGCATTAAGAAGTCCACAATATAAATACGCAGCAGCAGGTACAGGAGCTAATTCTGCTAAACTAACTATTAGTATTGATGGAACTATACAATATACATTAGTAAAAGGCGCAACAGCAGGAGCAAATATGCTTTGGGAAATAGCAGAACTATGTAGAGATTTTATAAACATAACTTATGATGGTAGTTATACTGCTGAAACTTTAGCAATCATATCTACCTTAACTTCACACGCTTCAACAGATGGAAGTGGAACAGCTTTAACAACATCAACAATAACAGATGTAGGTTACGATGGCTATGGAACTTTTATGGAGGGTTCAAATCCAACAGTTCCTTTTGGCTCAAGACCAACTTGGTTAATAAGTGGAGACCCTGATCACACAACAGCAGATAATGAATATTATATTTATGTACCTAACTCTACAGCAGGTTCAGTTCCTTATATTAATGCTAATGAGACTATGGGATATCAAAGTTATGGAGCTACAGATGTTGAAATAACAGGGAGTCCTGCTGGTGTTAAAATGAATATAATAAGAATTGATTGTACTAAATATGGGAATGGTCATAAAATTACATTTGTAAATAAATATGGTGCATTACAGGATATTTGGTTTTTCTTAAAATCAGTAAATACAACAAATAAAAAACAAGAGCAATTTCAAAGAGTTGTTACAAATACAGCAGGAGTTTATAGCCCTTATGTACATACTAAACAAGATTATAATACAGTAGCAAATACAAGCATAACATTAAGTAGTGGGTATTATCCTGAATGGGCTAATCAATGGTTTGAACAATTACTATTATCAGAACAAGTGTGGTTAACAAGACTTGACCCTACTAATCCTAATTCAACACAATATGTTCCTGTCAATGTTAAAAAAAATAGTATGGTTAAAAAGACTTCACTAAACGACAAACTAATAGACTATACATTTGATTTTGATATGTCATTTGATTACATAAACAACATTAGATAATGCAGAAACTACAACTATATATTAGTGATGAAAGAATTGATCTATTTAAAGATGAACAAGTTTCGTTTAATCAATCTATACAAAACATAAAAGACCCTGCAAAGATATTTACCGAATTTACTCAAACGTTTACAGTTCCAGCTTCTAAAACTAATAATAAAATATTTAAGCATTATTACAACTTTAATATAACTGGGGGTTTTGATGCAAGAAACAAAGTAGATGCAAAAATAGAATTAAACAATGTAGCTTTTAAACAAGGTTATATAAGACTTGATGGCGTAGACTTAAAACTAAATAAAGCGTATGCCTATCGTATCACATTCTTTGGAGAAACAGTAAACATAAAAGACATATTAGGAGATGACAAACTTGGTGCATTAAGTGATTTAGACCAATATAATTTAAACTATGATGCAACAAATGTAAAAGCAAAATTACAAAATACAAGTAACGCTATATTATGTCCTTTAATAACATCAGGAGCAAGTGGAACAATATCAAGATTATATTACGATTCACAAACACACGGTACTGACAATGGTAATTTATATTGGCATACAGGAGGAGGTACTAATTCCAATGGTGTTTACTGGAAGGACTTAAAATATGCCATAAGATTATATGAAATAATAGAAGCTATTACAGTTAATTATCCTTCATTAGTTTTCACAGATGACTTTTTTAGTACAAGTAATGCAGAGTTCTACAATCTACATATGTGGTTACATAGAAAAAAAGGATTAGTGCAACCTGCTGAACAAGTTACTACATTTCCTACTTTAGTAGATACATTCCCTTTGTCAACAATTAGCTTTAAAACTACTAACGTAACTGGTTCTGGTATAATAATTAATCAAGGTTATTTACCTACTATACTACAACAACTAATAATAGAAACATCTTCATCAGAACCATATGATGTGATAATAAATCGTAACGGTACTGTGTGGGCATCATTCACGCAACAAACAGGAGACAATACTTACGACCCTGCAGATATGGGTTTTATGGATGCTGCTGTTTATACAGTTATAATAAGAGTAAGTGCTAATATAACATTCTCAAAAATAGAATGGGATTTTGCAGGTTTTGCAGATGGCTCTGGATGGAACGATACATACGATACAGGTTCGTTTGGTGCTACTGCTACACTTCAATTTATAATTACAGAACAAATACCTGATATGAAGATTATAGATCTATTATCAGGATTGTTCCGTATGTTCAATCTTACGGCTTATTATGTTAGTGATGCACAAGATGCAGACTTTGGCAAGATTAAAGTACAGAAATTAGATGAATTTTATGAAGCAGGAACAAGTTATGATATAAGCGAATATGTAGATACAAATACAGGTCAAGTAAATGTAGCTTTGCCATATAGAGAAATAGAGTTTGCTTACGAGGGAACAGGAACATTATTAGCTTTACAATATGAACAACTACAAGGTAAACGTTGGGGAGCTGAACAGTTTACAGGTAATGCAACAATAGGTAATAATTTTGATGCTCCTAATCCTGTTTACAAAGTAACACTACCTTTTGAACATTTACAATACGAAAGATTAGTAGATGCTAATACTACACTATCTCCCCCAAATAATGAGACTACAATACAATGGGGATATTTTGTAGATGACAACCGTGAAGCGTTTTTTGGTAAACCATTAATTTTTTATCCCATTAGACAAACTGGTTCTGGAACAACACCAATATCATTTCAAGATGACTTATCAGGAACGCATACTAAATTAGAAGATTACTACATACCAAGCAATAGTTTAAGTTTAAGTTCTTCAACAAGTACAAAAAACATAAACTTTTATTTAGAAATTAATGAATATAGTTTAGAAACAGATTTTACAGGAACATTATTTCAAGAAAACTATTTAACATACATACAAGACATATTTAATAGTAAAAGAAGATTAACAAAATTAAAAGCCTATTTACCATTAAAGATTATTTATAAGTTAAATATGAATGATAGGGTAGTTATTAATAATCAGAGTTATAACATAAACAATATGACTACTAATTTAATAACAGGAGAAAGTTCAATGGAATTGCTTAACAATAATTATATTGGAAATGTATCAGGAAACTTTAGAGTCTTGACAGACGTATATCAAACTTATCCTAATTATTCTAATTACTATTATGATAGTCAAATAGGAGCTGCACAAAATTTATCAAATGGAGATATTATATATACAGATACAGCATTAACAACAACATTAGCAGCAGGAACATATTATCAAGTTGGTTCAAGCGAAACAACAACAAGATGTATAGATAGTTCATATCTTATGAGTATGACAGTAAATTCATCAGGAGTTATAACAAACATATTATGTGGTCAACCTTAAAATTATGATAAAAAATATATTAGAGTTATTAAAGATCGTAGACGGAGAAACAGAAACAATTAGAATTGCACAAGGCAAATATAAATTAGCTGAAACCTTTAAAGAAGGATTTAAACAAATTAAAAAAGAAATAAAATGGCAGAAGTAATACAAGTCCAATTAGATATAGAAACTAAAAAAGCAGAAAAAGGTGTTGATAACCTAACTGATGAAATAGTTAATCTTAATAAAGAAGTCAAAAAAGGAAATAAAGAAACTGCTAAAGGTTTAAAAGGTGTTGAAAAAGCATCTGATAAAACTGCTGGAGGTGTTAAGAAAATTGGTGGAGCATTAAAAGCTGTAGGTATAGGACTTGTAGTTGCTGCTTTTGCAAAGTTTACAGAAGTTCTAAACGAAAACCAAAAGGTAGCTGACTTTTTTGCTATTACGTTTGAAACATTATCATTAGCTTTCAACGACTTGTTCAATTTTATATTTGACAATACTGCTGGTATTACAAATTTCTTTAAAGCAGCGTTTGATGACCCTATACAAAATATGATTGATTTTGGTGTTGCTATTAAAAACAATATAATTGAAAGAATACAATCTTCTATAGATACATTAGGGTTTTTAGCAGAAGCAGTAATGAAAGTATTTAAAGGAGACTTTGCAGGTGCATTAGATTCAGCTAAAAATGCAGGTAAAGAATTAGTAGATGTTGTTACAGGTGTTGACGATTCATTTGACAAAACAGTAGAAGCAGTAGATAAGGTTGTTACTGCTACTACAAAT